CTGTGTTTGCAAACGCGCACGGCATCAACCCAGACTCTCTCGTGATGGGTCGCGATCTCTTCAGGGCGCTCGCTCGCTCGCCTGAGCTCCGTGGGTACTTCCAAGCTGGCTCGACTCCAAATGGCGTCGCCTCTGGCAACCTCATCTTGAGCGATGAGGCAGTGATCAACACTCTTCGCGACATCCTCGGGATTCCTAATATCCTCGTCGGTGGCGCTCGTGTTGACAGCGCAGTGCCTGGTGCGACTTCAAGCGAGGGTTATGTGTGGACTCGCGACTCCCTCTTCATGGGTATCCTCCATGGCTCCGACGCTGTGCAGTCTCGCTCAGGTGTTCGCATGATGCCGATCGCAGCTGCTAACATGGAGTTTGAGGGCATGAAAGCTGGCCAGTATGACGCGCTCGACCTCACTCGTCGCAACGTCTGGGCAGACGAGTCTCACCTCTTCAAGGTGATCGACAGCAACCTCGGGTTTGTCCTGACTGACTGCCTCGCATAAGGTGATCAGTGCTCTGCTCATGTGGTCGCCCTCATATCACGACGCTCGCTGAGAAGGATGCCGATCAAATAGCGATCGATGATCTCTCAGCGCAGCTTCGTGATACCAAGGGGCCACAGAGGCAAATACTTATTGCTAAGATCGCAGCCTTAAAGATTGCGGTCAAAGCAGACAAAGACTTTAGACGATCACTTAAGCGATCGCATCGAGAGTTAAGTGCTAATTTATCGAGCGCACTTGAGCTGACTTCAGCCGAGCAGTTGCTTATGCTGAGTCGAGACGAGCTGAGCGAGTTCATACTTGCAAGCGGTCTGGGCTTGGCAGTCGATGATTTTATAGGCGCATCAGACGCAATCGCGGTCGCTGCGCTTGATACACTACAAACTATTATAGGCGCAGTCGACCCGGCAGAGTTGCCGAGCATCGACGCGCTTAAGCTCGCGACTGCTGATCAGGTGTTTCAAGATGTCATCTTGCCGAGCACCTTACAGGCGACGCGCACAGCGCTTGAGGGTATGACTGTTGGCGTACCAAAGGCGAGCGCAATCAAGGCAATGGATCAACGGCTCGAGTCGGTTGTGGGTACACAAATGACACAAGTCAATACTGAGCTCTCACAGTTCGGTCGTGCTGTTACAGCCTCAGCAGCTCAAGCCTTTGATCTTGATCTGTATCTTTACACCGGCCCTCGCGATGGCGTTACGCGCGCTTTCTGTCGACCCTTAATCAATAAGGTCGTAAGTGAGGCGCAGATGAATCGTCTTGATAATGGGCAAGGCTTACCGGTCAAGACGTCGTGCGGTGGCTATAATTGCCGGCATAGTTGGTCGCCTGTAACTGAGAGCTTTGTCGAGGCTGCCGGCCTCACACGAGCGACTAACGCAGATATAACGAAAGCCAACGCAGGAGGCAGACAATGATCAAGAGCATAACAGGGCAGACGCTCACCTTTGAATGGGTCGCACCTGGGCCTCTCGACTCAGCGCCATCGCTCACAGTCGGCAGTGCGTCGCCTGTCACTATGACAGCAAGCCGAGCCGATGCGACTGTATCTGCTATCGCTAACGATCGACGCACGCTCACAGTGAACGCGCAAGCGACTGCGTTACAAGCTGATCAAGTCAAAGCCTACCTCGTGACCGAGGGCGATTGCATCTACTCGGTATCGGTGGTGCGCATGGTTGGCACGACTGCGATCTTGGCTGAGCCCTTATCGCGAGAGATCGACCTGAGCGAGAGTGCTCTGCTCGTGTTCGGTATGTATTACGCGACTGTATCAACCACCATCACAGACACGACCGGGTATTACCCTTGGCAGGTGAGCTATGTGCTTGACCTCGGTCAACAGCTCGACACCAAGCTTGCAAAGGGTCTGCTTAAGATCACGCCTCGACCCTTTGACACAGGTCTGTCTCACGATGACTTGGTTGGGCAGTTCCCTCAGTTGGCTGATATGATTCCAAGACGCCAGAGCTCGTTTGATGCTCAGATCGATGCAGCTCTACAAGAGATCATCCTCGTGATTCGTGATCACCTCAAAGATGAGGTCGACGTAACAGAAGATGAGATCTTTAACGCGACGAGCTTTGCAAACGCACACGCATACTGCACAGCAGCTCGCGTGTATGAGTCGATGAATCAGCTAGACGCAGCGAACGCTATGCGCGAGCGCTGTCAACAGCTTCTCGAGATCAGCCTGCGCTCACTCGCCCTCGATCGTGATGGTGATAATATCGTCGATGATAATGAGCTCGACATCGCTAAGCAGGGTGGCACCTGGCGCGATATGCGCGCAAGCTGGCGATCTTACAGCAAGACAGAGTACGATAAGACCTTTACACCGACTCGAGGCATGAGGCACTGAGATGCACGCTAAAGTCAGGCTAAATCTGCCCTCGTCTCTGTGGACTGCGCGCGACTCAGCTCGTCTCGGTCTAAATACAGTCGCAGCGATTAAGTTACGCACGAGCAAGGGTATCGACGCAGATGGCAAGCCTTTCAAGCCATACTCGACAAACCCAATCTATATACCTCGATCGAGCGCAGTCTTGAGCCCTAAAGGTGGGCGAGTCTCGCGCACCGGGCAGAGCGTCTATTATCAGGGGGGTTATCGAGAGTACAAGGTCAAGAGTCGACGCTATGGCGCAGGCTCGAGCGCGCTTGTTGATCTCGTCTTGTCTGGTGCGATGATGAATAATCTCGTACTAATGGAGGCGACCGACGCTCGCTTTATCATCGGGCTCACTAATCGGGTGCGCTCTTATGGGTATGATGTGCACGCTGATCGGCCCTTTATCGGCCTATCTCCTCGTGATGTAAATGTGTTAGTGTCTGCGGTGCAGGCAGAGCTCACAGCGAAGATCAAGAGAGGTAGACGATGAGCCAAGGCATATACAGCGCGCTCGCTTATCTCGAAGATCAGATCGAAGCGACGTTACCAAAGACAGACACACATCACGGCTTTGTCGCGATTAACTCATCAGGTCGCGTCGCTCCTCTTGAGGCGCACCAGAACACGAACCGATACTTTGAGCTGAGGCTCGAGGCGTTTGCGATCGATGATGGTGAGGCAGGTCTGTCAGGTCGCAGGCGTGCTCGTGTCGTTTGTCGTGTGCGCTATGACATAGGCGAGCTTCACTATCTCGAGCGCTTGATCGCTGAGGATGGCGCGAGCCTGCTCTTGACCTTGAAGGGGCCACAATACGACCTCGCCTCGACTGGTATCGTAAGCGTAATACCGGGCGAGCCTGTATATGAGCCTATCTTAGACCCTACAACAGAGATCACGTCGCTCGTGCTCTCTCTTCCTTTCGACTTGCTTTATTTGGAGGCGTTATCATGAGCGTTACGCATCGATCAATCAGCGTCGCGACAGAGGGCAGTTTCGGCTCTCTCGTCGATGGCCTGCCCAGCTATTCAGGGCTTACTTATACCTCGATTCCCTGTGAGCGAGACCCGATTATCGTTTACGGTGATGTCGTTGTCTCTGAGCGCAACGACGCGCGCGACGGCACATACAGCTTGCCACCTGAGCCAGATACTGTTTGGTCTGGTGGCTCTCGTGTTCGTCGTCGCACCGGCACAGTTGAGATTCGTCTTGACCTCACCACAGTCGGCAGCTCGGTCAACAACTACAGCTCGAACTATTTGGGCGAGCTCCTCGGTGCAGGCTTCCTTACTCAGGCAGGCTTGACTCACAGCGATGCAGTGACGAGCGTTGTTGACGTCAACAACTTCACACCGACGACTACCTCAACCAACTACGTCACCGGCTCGATCATCGGTGCCGATCTGGGCGGTCGCGCTGAGTATAGCTCGGTCACTGATAACAACGTATCAGGCGACATCTCTGTGAGTCCTGCATTTAGCTCGAGCTTCACAGGCACACCGACGATGCGACTTTTGCAGACCTGGTACTGCCCGACTCGTGACAACCTCGGCACGACCCAGCACAGTCTCTCGTTTCGCGTCGATGGCGTCGACTTCAGGTCATACGCCTACGGATGCCGATTAGAGAGCATGACTCTCTCTCTCGATAATGGTCGAGTGATGGCTGATCTGGTGTATCAAGCTGCGATCATTCAAGACGATCACGGCAACGCAGTCGGCCCGGTCGAGCCCTCGTACAACTCAGGCGCGCCTTGTTTCTTCCGAGGCTCTTATGTTGTCATCAGCGACGCAGCTCCAACGAGCCTCACAGATGTTGGCTCTACAGGTGACACACTCGGGCGCATCTCGCTTGATGTCGAAGATTTTACTTTGACGATCACCAACACGCTCACACCGATCGGTCACAGTAACAGCATCTTAGCGATGCGTGATATGGAGGTGTCAGACGTCGATGTCGAGCTAAGCCTCACAGTCACAACACCGAACACGACCATCAACAACGATTTCTTTAATCGTCAGCTCAGGCAAGTGCTTGTCGGTTTTGGGCCGATCGCAGCCGGGCAAGGTGGTGCGTTTATGTTGCCGGCTGCCTACCTCACCAACGACCCGAGCAAGTACGACCCAAGCGGTAACGACATCGTGCGCCAGCCTTTAACCTACAAGATGAGTCGCTTTGGTGGTGACGTTGCAGATACTTTTGATGTATACAACTCACCATTTAGACTCGCACTCGGCAAAGGCTCCTAAATATGGCTCTCTCATTTCTGCCTGACTCTGATTTAACGATCGAGGTCGTCGTGACCTGCGACCCTGCTGTGACCTGCTCGCCTGAGCAGATGCAAGCTTACCTCGAGGCAGGTGAGCTCAGCGCGCTCGAGGCGCACGAGGGTGCAACACGATTCAAGATCAAAGCGCTCTCCCCAAGTGATCGAGAGCAGGCAGAGGTGAGAGCCGGTGCATACACGCGCAGTGAGCTCGGGCGCATCCTTTGGCTAGACGCACCGAGCGACGAGCGAGAGAAAGCGCGCTGGCATCACGAGCTCGCAGAAGATGAGCGCGAGGCGTTTGCGTCTTATCAAGCGTACTTGTCGCGCGTCTTTGTTGAGATGGTGCGCGTCGCGCTTGTCGAGATCGATGATCAGCCTGCCGGTGATATGATCGATCGCATCAAGCCAGAGTCGCATCGACTGCAAGTCATCTCAGAGCTTGTGCAACATATTCAGCGCATCAGCCTGCTCGGAGTCTCGGGAAAATAGCGCTCGCCTCGTCTGTATGGCTACCTAATAGCAAGGGGCGAGGCTGGTCGTGTGATCAATGCAGAGCAAAGCCTGCTCTGAGGCGCTTGCGTGGTAACTGTGGCGAGCGCTTTGTGCAGGGTCTGCCCTTGGCTCAACGTGATGAGGCAGGGCTTTATGTGCCTGGTTATCGCGTCGCGCCAAATTGCGGGAGCGACTTTGCAGAGCTCAAAGTCAGGAGCTGCCCGATTGCAGATGCCAACCGGCTCGCGCCTCTGATTAGTGTCTACCATCGGCACCGGCAAGGGCTCGGTTCAATCGCGACTAGCTACCCGCGCCCTACATGTGCAATAATCGAAGCGCTCGACATCTTGCACTCTTCTACTGAGGAGATGATCGCAAGACAGCGCGAGCAAGCCTTGCAGGAGTCTCAAACATGACGCAGAACACTATTGAGATCGAGGTCGAATTAAAAGGCCAGAAAGACGCGCTCAAGAGTCTTGATCAGGTCAAAGAGGGTGCCGAGGGTATAGGCGAGACTTTTAAAGGCGTCGGGGATATAGTCGGCAAGACAAATCAGCAGATGGGTGAGAGCCTTAACGCTGTATCAAATGCAGTCGGGGAAAGTGCAGCCGCTTTCACAGGTATGCGCGAGGCGATTGGCTCGGTTGCCTCTGGTGGCGCTGGCATCACTGCCTTGCTTGGCCCTCTTGCGCTCTTAACGACTGCGGTAGGTGCAGCTTATGAGGCATACAGACAGCTATCAGGCGCAGCGCGTGAGGCAGAGGATAGACAAGAGGCGCTTGCAGCTGCTGCATCTGACCTACAGAGCAAGCTTGAGGCTCTTGCTGAGAAAGGTCTGATACCTGCCAAGAAAGAGCTGCTTGATTTCAGTCGCGCCAACCTTAAAGCGCAGCTTCAAAAGGAGCTACTTGAGAAGCAAGTCGAGCGCGCAGGTAAGGTGATTTTAGCTGAGGTCGACGCGCAGAAAGCCCTCAACGAGGCAGGTGAGCGCGCGCGCAAGATCTACGCAGATGAGGCGGCTAGTTCAAATGAGAGAGCTCGCGCAGGTGAGCGCGTCAAAGAGGCGTACCAGGGAGTAATCAAGGCTCAACAGCAATCTGCGAAAGTCTTTGAGATCCTGAGCGGGTCTATGACAAAGCAGCAAGCTGCGCTCGATGCGGTCGAGAAGAGATACAAATCGCTCGAAGATCAAACAGAGGAGAGCCTTAAAACCAAGGCAAAAGAGCTCATAGCAAGGCGCGCGTCGGTTGATGCACTCAGAGCAGAGGTACAGGCACAAGACGAGGCAGCCAAGCTCACAGCACTGCGCGAGGTCGAGCGCACCAAGCAGACACAGCTCGATGCGGTCGAGAAGCTGAACCGCACTCAACTGAAAACTTTGGTCGATGGGCAGACGGCAGCGCTTAAGGCGTTAAATGAAGAGGGGCTTAAAGATCAGAAGCTCTCACAAGAGATTGCCAAGATCTCAGCCGATAAGACACAAGCGCGCAAGACAGAGACAAAGGCAATTGATCAGCAGAAGCTTGCACAGCAGGCACTACGCGAGGAGCAAATGCGCCTCGTTAAAGAGAGCCAGATCAGACAGCTAGACATCAAGCTGACTGAAGAGGGCTATGCACAGCAGATCGCGCTTGCACAAGAGCGGTATCAGCTCGGGCTGGCCTTGGCTCAAGAGGACGCTCTACAACGTGAGCTTGTCGAGCGACAGCATGATCTCGCAGTAAAGCAGATTGAAGATCAGAGACTTGCACGAGAGCAGCAAGCGCACGATCGCTCTATTGAGATGATGGTGCAGCGCTTTCAGCTTGAGGATAAGCTTTTTGATCAGCAAGCAAAGAAACAGCAGGCGCTCGCAGAAAAGCAGATGCAACAGTATCAAGAGTTCTTTGCTTTTTATGGGAAAGGTATTGCGCAATCTGTTGCTGCGAGCTTGTTCTTTGGTGAGAGCTTTGAAAAGTCGATCGGTCTCATACTTAAGAGCCTAGCAATCGAGGCTGGTGCGCGCGCGATTATGGAGACAGCGATGGGCTTTGCATCTGTTGCAGTCGGTGACGGTAAGGGGGCGATCGGCCACTTTACAGCTGCCGGTATCTTTGCATCTGCTGCGACTGCCTCTGCTTTAGGCGCAAACCTGCTCGGGGCCGGTGGCAGTGGTGGGTCTAGTGGCGCAACAGCATCGCCAACCGGAGCGCCTCAAGTCGCAACAGCTCCACAGCGAGACGAGGCAGAGTCTCGCGAAATGGTGTTCAATCTTAATTTTGGGGGCGCTGTGATATACGACACCAAAGAGGCAGCGAAGCGCGCGATGATCGGTGATATTGTGCGCACCTATAACGGCAACAACCGAGGTATGCCTCGGTTCAATTTCGCGAGGTAGCTATGCCATACAATACACCAGCGCCCGACTTTGCTCTGCTCGCAGCCTTTGACGCTCGACCCTGGTCTGCTGTCGATGTCGTCTCTTATAATGGCGTAAACATCACGATGCCGACCTTTAGCGCAGGCGAGGGTGTGTATGAAGATGGTGTTTACTTTCTGAACGGTCGAGGCGTCGGTGACAATACACCATCGCGCGCGATGGGCACCTTTACCGATGCGCTCAGCACACTCGCGACTTTTAATCTGTCTTGGTCTGTGACCTTAACGGCAGATGACCGGGTTAAGGTCACGAGCGACGATGTCTTTACAGTCGCGCCTCTTGATGACGATGTGCTAGGGCTCGGCTCACAGACTGCTGTCGCAGATGGTCTTAATTTCAGCGTTACAGGCTCGGCAGAGTGGACTCGAGGCAATTACCGAGGCGAGCGCTATCAGTTCGGGGATACGTTCGGCACTACCTTTGACGCCTTTCGCGAGCTCGCAAATCGCCCTTGGCCTGCACAAGACATCATCGCAGGTATGCGCGAGCGAGGCTCAGCTGATCTCGATGATCTGAGCCCGACCAACTGCCTCGAGGAGCTCATGCGCGATCAGGGTTTAATGGAGGCGCGCGTGATCTTAAATGATCAAGGTCATGTTGAGGTCTGGTCGATGGCGTCTGCCTCGTTTGCTTGGCTTGATACGAGCTTCAGAGATCGCCTCGGCTTCTCAGGTAATGAGGTGCCGGTCGCGATGGGCTCGACCTTGCCTGATTATGTCGAGCGCTTGACTGCTGACTATCCTATGCCGGGTGCGCTCTTTCCCTCGCGACCCTTTCAAGATCATCACTATCAGGTCGAGTCAGTCACCCAAGCGAGGCGCAAGATCGGTGGAGGCTACACGAGCAACCTCATCGGCACATACACAACCTCGGTGCTTGCCTTTGATCTTGATGCTCTGCTCGATCAGCGCGACTTGTACCGGCATTTCACCGATGCCTTTGTGCCTTACTGCGCGAATGGTGAAAGGGTCAACATGTATCAGACGTGGGGAGACTCGCGACGATCGCTAAGAACTGCGCTCGTGACGTCGACTCAGCCTGCCTATGATCTGATTTATACGAGTGAGGATAATGGCGATTGTGGGCGCTTGCGATGCTCGCTCGTGTCTGCCTCATATGACCTCGCCTTTGGGTCGCTTAAGAGGCGCGTACCGGTATCAATGAGGCTCGAGCACCTATGAGTAATAGCTTTGCATCACCACCAACGCTCGCAAGCGAGCTCACCACTGTGGCAGGTCAGCCAATAGGCGAGGGCGCTGTAACCTCGATGGCAGAGACATCAAACTATCTTTGGGCAGTCGGTGGCACGCACAACGTGCTTTCTCAGGCTTGGGCCGAGGGCCAATGCACGCAAAAGGGCACAGCATACGCGACGATGCTCGAGTATCGTCTGCCGGTGATCTCGAATGATCATTATGATTTTCATCTTCACTTTATCGCGCTTGGGCCCGGTGGTATCCGATCGACTTTAACGCTTGGAGCTGCGACCTATACCGATGAGGTGCTCTCGACCGGTGCAGGGCCACACGTTATCGAGTCGTCTATCGTGATTACGAGCGCATCGACTGCGACCTATGCAACGCTTACAGTTGAGATCAAGCACACGACCGGCACACCAAATCATCACGAGATAAGGTGCATCGCTGGTCACTGGGTCGCTAAAACTTCACCAGTCGACACAGGCGCACGCTACCTCGGCACGACTGACAAGTATGTGCCTTTCGGTATCAACCGAGTC